TCGCCTCCTTTCAGTTGCTTAATAAGCTCATCAGTTTGCTCTAAAACATATTCATTAATCACTTGTAAAAACTCGGGGTGTTCTTCATCAATTCCACCCTCCACAGTTTCTTCAAAGTCTTTGTTTGAAAAGTATAGATTGTAAGCTATGGGGAGTAATGCTTTCGCTATCTCATACCTTCGTTGTTCCCAATTAATGCGGTTGGTGAGGCAAATTTCATCATAGAGTTCTTCAAGGCAAGCCCTTTCTGCGTTACTTGTCCCGCACATTATTTCATCTATGCGGTCTAAAAATTCTTCTTGTGTCATATTAATCTTCAACTTTTCTAATATTTTGTTTACACCATTCACCAAAATTTTTAGCGATTTGCTCTAACTCATCAATACTTCTTTCAGGAAATTGTAATTGTAAATCAATACGTTCATCTACTTCCCTACTAAAAGATATTATAGGTTCAAAAGATAACCAATTATCACTGTGTAATCTATCTCTGAACTCCCATAAAGACCAAGGTCTAAATAGTAATTGATTGATAGCTCTACTGTCACCATACTTATCTTCTTCTCTGTCTATTACTTTATAATAGTAATAAAATAAACCACTATAATTAGGTTTATATAAGTCTTTCATTTTAAAGTTTCTTCTATAACCCCTCTTATAGAGTTCTTTACAAGTTTTAAGAAATTCTTTTTTGTTCATTTTTCTTTTTCATTTAAAGAATGATTTACAGCTAGATACATTATTACATGTTGTAGTTGCTCATAGTGGTCTGGTGTTAAAATTATCTCATCAAAATCACCATATTTACTACGATGACCAAAGATATACTTTACACCATTTACTAATCTTTTCCAAAAAGGAAATTTGCGTAGATATATAGTGACATATACCCAAGGGTCATCATCACCAGCAAAAGCTCTAAATATTAATTGGTGTTCTGCACTTCCACAGTTGCACAACACAAGTTCTTGTAAGTCTTTACTCATTCCCGCCCCCTTTCTCTTTGTTAAATTCTTCAAGCATATCACAGTATTGTTGTTCAAGCCAACCTATCATATAGGCTAATGCTTCATTATTTTCAGTATATTCAACACCTCTATCCTTAAGTATAGAATCAGCAAGATGAAATAATTCGTGAGTATTATAAGAAACTTTATTTGCTTCTTTAATTAAACAAATGTATGCTGAATTGTTATCTACTCTCCAAACTGTTCCACCCCAACGTTCATCTTTTATATCATCAAAGATTTCTTTGATGGTTTCATCCCCAATTTTTTGTTTATTCTTTTCATTATCTAAAAACTCAGAAAATTCTTCTCCTGTGGTTTCAAGAAGAAACAACACATTTGTGTCATAAATCGGTACATCTAATTGTCTAATCATTCTTTACCTCCTTCCTTTGGTGCTTCTGGCAACGGCATCCAGTGGGTAACATCCAATATATAGCCATCACAAGAAAACCAAAGTTCATCCATTTTGTTGTAATACCCTACATTCTTATCTCCATCACTATCTACAATGAGATAATCATCCGACTCATCGTCTTTGTCGCTTGTGGGTGGCAACTCATCCTCAACCGAAATCCAGCGAGGATATTTATCTGCATCAACCATACCTTGATAATAAGCCTGTACTATACCATCTTTAACACCCATAAAGATAAATGGATAACCATTATGGACAAGCACATCACCATCCTTTGCATCGGCGATTGTCCATAATCTTGCACATCTGTCAACATCAGTGCATTTTTGAACGGTATAGTTATCACCATATTTAAGCTGATATTGATTATCTATACGAGCAATAACTTGATAAATGTTTTCAGTACCTTGATGTATTATCCATTCACCTTCATGAAACTTTGGTTCAACCTTATCAGCGGACTTCTGCTCACCTTGCTTTTCAAGCCAAGCAAGTGCTTCTTCTCTTGTTACATCAGTTCCATACAGAGTATTGCCTTTTAGGATACCAGAAACCGCTTTAATAAGTCCTTTCCTTATCCTCTCATCTTCACTCTCCTTGAGTTCAGGGAAATAATGTTCAGCATCCTCTTTGTCTGCTCCAGTCATAGTTGGATATACACTTTGCATCCAATCTAATGCTGCTTTGTATTTCTGTTCGTAATTCATAATCTTTTAAATTAATTCGGTTAAACAATATTTCAATGCAGCCTCAACTGCCTCTTCGTAGGTTCTATAATCGACTTTACTAACCTTGTCAATTTCTCGTTTAGGTGCTTTGCAACGGATGTGGTAGTGATACACCTCGTAGGAAAAAATATATTGATTATCAATGCCTATGAAGATGTATCTTGGGTATTCCCTCAACCACCTCAAAGCCATTTGGTGAGTGGGTGCAACTGGTCCTTCCATAGAATATGATTTATGACAACCTTCTTGTTTAAACCCCTTTTCTTTAAGGAGTTTGGAAAGTTCGTAGGAACAATAGTCTTCTTGTAAGTTCATCTCTCATTCTCCTTTCATCGCTTTTCTAAAATCGTTCAACAATTCCTCTAAAGTCGCATATCGGTGTTCAATGCTATGCTCATAGTCAAGATATAATGCGGTATGTAACCACTCAGCAGCCTCGTCAACGGCATAGCTGTATCCCACCTTCGCCGCCTTGATGGCCGCCTGCAATATCGCCTCGCTGAAGTCCTTGTTCGGTTCCTCGCCAAGCGCAATCTTCGTCAAGTAAGTGATGCGCTCTACCAATTTTTCTTCTCTTGTCATAGTCTATCTAATTAATTGATTATCAAATAAAAGGGGCTGGAATAAATGAAAAAGGTGAAAAAAGCATGAAGAAAATCTACTCTCCAGCCCCTATGTTTAGCGATGCGGTGAAAAAATTCATTACTCTATTTATTGTCGGTTAAACTTAGGTTAAACCGCATCGCTATATATCTTGTCAAGCAAATAGTCCATGTCTATCTTGACCTGCTCGTTGTTCGCATCACAGCACACAACCTCGATGTCCTCTATGCCGTCGGCAACAAGCTCGCCGTCCTCGTCCTCGTGGGACTCATAGCGCACTGTCACATAACCGCCCAGGTCACCGAATTCAAAATCGCTCTCAAACGACAGGTAGTCACGCATCTTCACAACGCTGAAACCACGGCTCGGCTCCGCATCACGGATGATCTCGGCTATCTTGTCCTCGACACGGCGACCACTATGCGACAGCGTCCAGGCAGCCTCTATGACTTTTCGGTCGTAACTGCGGTTGAGCTCGAGGATGTTGTCTATCTGGCGCACCCCATACAACGCCGTGGCGTGGGTCTTCCCTAAAGCACGGCCTATGTCGCTGTAACTCATACCGCATACCCTAAACAAATACCAGTATACCAACTGGCGGGCAACGGCTACAGGATAGCGGCGATCCCGGCCGTAGATCTGCTCCGTGCTCACGGTGCCGAGTAACTCGCACACCCGCTCCACCGCATTGTGGGCCTTTATCTTATCACTCATCTCCATAGTCGTCAAATTCTCTGTTGTGCCTGTGTATCGACGCGATGTTGTGGGGCTCGAAACGCCCACCCTTTATCATGCGCAGACCACTGGCAACATGGTCAAGGTATACACGCATTCGCTGAACACCTATCCTGTAGGCGAAAGGTCGGGAGTAGAAGTCCATCGACTTCCGCCGCTCGTCAAGTTCTTTCATTAACTCATAGAGGTCTTCCACACTCAAATCTTTAAGTCTCATAAGTTTCTGCCTTTAATGGTTGATGCTATAGTCTGCGTTATAAGAGTGCCACGGCCATAAATGCCACATGTTTCTCCAATTATTCTTCCTATAGATGGGAGATTTTTCCTTATTGTCCTATTCCCCAACAGGTCAACATATTGTTCAGAAAGGGCATTTATAACACCCATGTTCTCCGAAAGTTCCTTCTTGCGCATTTCTTGGTAACGCTCATTCATCTTGTCTTTTCTCTTCTTCAAATCCTCATACGCATCTTGTCGCCATTGGTCGGAAATAGGTGTGAGTTTTCTTTTCTCATCTTTCATCATATCTTTGATGGCGTGGACCGCTTTGTGACACTCATGGCAAAGGCATGCCAAGTCAAAAGTAAGCTCATTCCCCAAACGCTCGTATGTGATATGATGGACCTCTAGGTTATACGTTCCCCCACAAATCATACATCTGCCGCCACTTTCCGCAATGGCTTCTTTTCTTTTCTTCTGCCAATGCTGTGACTGAAGATAGTCTTTGTAAGGTTGACTGTTGATATCAATGTTCCAGTGCTCCTTTTCTTTCCACGTTTCATTCAGCACTCGCATTATAATCGTGAAATAGTCGTCAGGCAAATAACCGTCGTCATTCAATGTCGCGAGTGTGTCAATAATCTTAATCTCTATTGGTGTCATATTATCTCTATTAGAATGGGCAATACTCCTCGCCCTTGTTTAAGAAATCATAGTTGTTGTCTGGTGCCGATGGAGCACTCTCCACTCTCACCTCTCCACTCTCACCTAAATAGTTGCTGTTGTCCATCACCACAGGCTGCCCCTCGATATAAGGCACATACCTGCCGTTCTCCACGTTGTACTTGAAAAGGGCGTCGCCGTTCTCGCCAAGGTGGCGGAACTTCACCTTCGCCACACGCACCAGGGTATATCCCTCGTCACGGTTGCGGTGGACGATAAGTCCGTAGTCCGCCTTGTTGTAGAAGTTAGCACTGCCGTTGATGTCGTAGAACGTGGGGATGCCGTCGGCGTTCTCTGCGCGGTTTATCTTGCGGGGGTGAGCCATCAGGCACACCAGCACGTCGTTGCGCTGGGCGAAGTTCGTCAGCTGGTCGAGGGTCTTGCTTATGTAGTTGGTCTCGCTCTGCGTCCCTATGTCGCTCTCTATCCTGTTGTACGGGTCTATCACAAGAACCTTGATGCCTATGCGCCGCACAAGAAACTGCGCCTTGTCGAGGATAGCCTCAAGGGTATACTTGCCCTCGGGCAGGATGTGCTTGAAGTTGTCGCCATAGTACACCTTCGCCCGCTCGTACTCGTCACGCGGCATCATCGCCTCGTTGAACTTCTTGCCCGTGAGTTTCTCCATTATCTTGCTCGCATGGTACTCTATGGGAAGGTTCTCGGGGGAGAAGAACGCCGCCTTCCAGCCGTAACGGATGTTCAGCCGCACCACCATTTCGTCTATGAATTCCGACTTCCCGCTATTTTTTACTAACATATTGTTACTCACAAAGTTATGGTCTATTGCCACTTGAATATCGTAAGTGTGTCGCATGCCTACAACCTCAATGCTCTTGACCTGTTCCCACATACAGGAGCCTGTCGTCTTGAAAAACAAGTCCGTCATACATTCGAGCCTTGCTATCTCGACAATCTTCTTTCTGCTCACTCTTTTCTTGTCGGTAGAGTTCTTGCCGATTGTGAAGCCGAGGGCCTCCTTGTAGTACTTGTCGCCATGAGGCAGCAAATCCTTACATGAAGCAGGGAGATAATCTCCTCTGTATGCCTCACAATGTTCTTGCAGATAACGTTTCAGCTTCTCCGTATGCCCCACAAGCCCAATCTTTATGGCAAAGTCAAAAACGCCAGAATAGTGATAAACATTAAGGACATAATGGTCTCTTGTTGTGCCATTATACTTCACGCTCTTATGGCGTATTGTTGCATTTATACCGAACCTTGCGAGCATGTCTTGAATGTCGCGGCACAGATGCTGGCTGTTACTGCTGTACTCAATGCCTTGTGTGCTGATACACCCGTCACAGGAGAACAGCACATTCAAGAACAGGGCCACACTGTCATTGGGCATCCTCTTTATCTCATCTGGCACAAACAAGGAGTTTGTGGTTGAGCCTTTGAACCCCAAGCGCTTTATAATCTCCATAGGATTAAAAGCACTTAACCCCTCTTTTATCTTCTCCTCGTACTTGTCGGAGGCCATCTTGACAGAGGCCTCTGTATCTACGCCGAGCTTCTGCCTGAAATAGTATGACATGGAGCTAATATATCTCTTGCGGTCACACTTCAATGGCTTGCGAGTAGATATGATGTACTCATATTTTGCGCCGTTGTGGAAGTTGAGGTTGTTCCTCTCGCAGATTTCCCGCATCAGCTCAACGATTTTGGGGTTGCCGTTGCTGACGATGTAGGTGTTCTGGCTTTTGTTTCCTTCTGCTATCCATATAGCCACAAGTCTAAGCATGTCTTCGGTGAGATAGCTCCCATAAAACGGGTCATAATTACCAGCAGAACCAATAAACTCGCCCACTTCCAACTCCTTCAATGGCTTCATGCCGTCAAAAGAAAGTATCTTATGATCGCCTGTAGCTATCAACGTGCGTCCTTTGTCTGTTGTGAGCTTGTAGCACATCTTCTCTCCGCTGTCCCATTTCGTCACTACAGGGCGCGTAACGAGACGATAGTCTTTATCAAGTGCCATAACATCATCGCCGACTTGAACGTCGCGTATAGGCTTTGTGATGCCGTCAGACATAAGCACTGCGCTGTCACCATCAAGGCAGCCAGGCACACCTGTAACTACCATAAGACGTTTAGTCTCGAAGCTCACGAGCTTGTCGAAGTTCTCATGACCTATCGTCCTGCCGCGCTGCAGGCCATGACGCCACATGGCGTCGAGCTCGTTCTCATAGTCGGCAAGGGAATAGATGCCGCCCACCTTCACCTCATGGGCGCCAGTGACACAGTTGCGCAACGACTCACTGCCGAACTCCTTCAACTGGTCGTTGGCGTCTTTGCACCCTGCGCTCCACTCAACCACCATGCAGCGCTCAGCACCGAAGCGGCGCACCAGCTCGTCACGCAACTCAAGGCCTTTCTCGTCGTTGTCCACGGCGATGTAGATGGTCGCCTTGTCGTCAAACCAGCCCTCCATGAAGTCGTCAAGCCACTCAAGGTTGGCATTGGCGCCGTTGGGAACACTCACCACATTCTCTATCCCCGCCTCTATGAAACTCAGCGCATCCCATTCTCCCTCAACTATGATGGCCTCTTCCTTGTCCTTGATGCCGTCGATGTTGTAGGGTATCAGCTCCGCGCCAGCGACCATCTTGAACTTCTTATCGCCTGTGCGGTACTTCACGTTGATGAGCTCGCCCTCAAGGTAGTACGGGAACTGCACGGTGTTCATCTCTTTGTTCGCCTGGGGCATGAACTCTTTGCCCTCGGCGATGTGCATCGCCTGCAACGTCTCAAGGGAGATACCACGCAGTGAGCAGTAGTTAATCAGTTTCTGACTTAACCCCGTCTCCTGAAGGGGACCGGGTCTGCGGTAACTCTTCTTCATCAGGATACGGCGGCCTTCGTAGCCCCGCAGTCCACCGCTCCATCCGCAGTAGTGACAGTGCCATACGCCAGTATCAAGGTTCACGCTCAACGACTTGTCCTCGGGATGCGAGCGGCCGCTGTTCTTGCAGTTCGGGCACACGCACTTGACGTTTCCGTTGCGCCGCCTGTAAGGAACTTTTATGCCGTATTCCTCAAATGTCTCTATCTTCTTTTCCATCTGTCATGTCTTATATGTCAGGCCCCCAGCGGCCTTGCTCCTGGTACCATATCGTTCCATGCCTGCGTGGGGGAGCATCCATCGGCACCTCTATCTCCTTGCCCGCCCTATTGCGGTACCACCGCCTGTTGTCCTTGAGGTATTCGCCGTGACCAAGGGTGTAGCCGGTGGCCTCGCCAAGGTCAAGGTACGGCATCGAGCGCAGCAGCCAGGTGCGGTTGCGCACATATCCGTTGTCGATGAACTCGCCCTGCTTGCACTGGTTCGTCACATGCTTTCTGAACGCCACAAGCAAAGCGGTGTAGTCCTTTATGCGGTAACCGCGCAGGCTGTAGCGGAAATTGCCGTCGTCAATGGCGGTCGCCATGAACCGCTCGAAGGTGGTCTCGAAAGTATCGCCGTCTTCTTTCTTTGTAAATAATAATTTATTATTATTTATTTCTTTCTTTTTTATCTCGGTGTCTTTTATCTCGGTGTCTTTTTTGTTTGTCGCATTTGGGACAAACCCTTTGTCCTTTTCGGGACAAACCCTTTGTTCTTCTGGCGACAATCCTTTGTCCTCAAAAGAACAATCCCCTACAAACACGCCTAATCCCTTGTCCGACAGGCGAAAAAAGGTGTAACACCCGCCTTTTCTCAGGAAGAGTTTCTCTATTAGCCCCTTTTCTTCCAGGCGGTCAAGGTACTTGGCGACGCCTCGCTTGTTCACCCCCAGGATAGGGAGCCACTCCAGCACCGCCGAGTAGGATATCCACACATATTCCTTGCCTCCTGCCGTCTTCTTGCTTGTGCGCTCCTCATTGCTCTTCTGGCGCACCACATCAAGCAGCAGCAGGTCGACAACCGTCAGCCCATAGCGCAGAGCCTGCGCCTGGTCTATCCCTAATATCGTCTCTTTCATCGCAGTATCGGCACTTTGTTCACGGTGATGCTTGGAGAGTAACGCCCCTGTCGCGCAAGAACACGCATCGCTCCCACCACATCGTCAAGCGGCAAACCCGTGGTCTTCATAATCTCATGGGCGTCTGCTTGAAAGGGAGCGGTGCCTTTGCTCTTCTTGCTCTGGATAAGTAGGGCGCACTCAAAGTCAACCTGTGAAATTATTTTCTCGTCTATCATGTCTCACGAATTAATATCCTGTACTTGTAATAGAGGAATTTCTTTCTCAGCACATAGTCCGCTTCCTTGCGGGTGTAGTCACTCTTAACGTCCTCGATGATGAACTCGCCATCCTCTATGTAGGTGAAGTCAGCGGTGTATACGCTGCGGTCAAGAATTGTCACGTCCTTGTAGACTGGCTCGGTGACAGTCTGCGAGAAGATTAATTTAGCACTCAAGTTGTGCAGTTTCGTGTAACTCACGGCGTCCTTCTTGGTTTTAAATCTCCAGGAACCGACGTTATCTTCGGGAACATAGTAGTACTTCACTTCCTTCTCCCTCACCTTCTCACGGCGGTATTGCTTGGGAGTCAACTCGAACTCCACCTGTCGTTTCAACTCGCTGATCTTACCTTGGCGCTCAAGTTCCAGAAGCTCCAGCCACCTTTCGTACTCCTTGATGCTGTCGTATTTCTCAACCGTTGAGAAGTCTATGCCGTGTTCAGCGCAGTAGAACTTGGCGTCATGCTCACTCCTGAAGCGATGTTCGTTGCCAGGAACAATCCACACCTTCTTTGCGAAAAACTTGTTTGCCATGTCAGTTCATGTTGAATTTGTTGATGTCGTCCACATCGTCGCCGCAGTGGTGTTGTTCCTCTATCTCATGCATTGCAACACCCACAGCCTTGAGGACGATGGTGCGCAGTTCCTCATGGTCCACCATGCCGCTCGCTAAAGCGTCTATCACATCATCGGCCTCGCCGTTCATTATCATGCCGCTTGCCCCGTCCTTCGTCAAGAGCATAAGGTAGGCATCCATTCTCTCGTCCAGCCACTCGCTCATGGCGAGGACTGTATTGTCAAAGTCTTTATTCTTGCTCATTGTCAATAATTCATTAAAATTTCCTCAAACTGCTCCAGCGTTATGTGCTTCAAGAAAACCTTAAAGAGAACATCTCTAACTCCCTTATACAGAGCCTCAAACTCATCACCTTTCATCTTGTCGAAAGCAATGCTCTTGGGAACTTCTACCCACGTCCTCAACTCAAGGTTAAACACCCTCTCGCAATGCCCTGCGGCGACTTGCAAAGTCTTGCGAAAACTCTCCTTTGTGCCGAAGAACTCGCGCTGACGCTCAGTGAGCAGGTCCCATGAGCAGTTGATGAGAGAGAAATATTTCCTGTGAAAGGCAATGTTACGCGGCACAGAGACCTTTGCCCGGTATACTTGGCCTATCTTGAGACGTTTCTTCTCGTCGTAGTCCTCGTCATACATGGGCTTCAACCCCTGTGCCGTGTTCATAAGCAACAGGTCCATTAGAATGGTAATTCGCCGTTAGACGCTGGCTGTGGTGCCTGATACTCGACCTTGGGGTCGGTGGTGGCGTGTGGCGCGTCGTCACGCCGTCCGCACAACTCCACGCCGTCGGCATACACGTTGAGGTTGGCGTAGGTTTTCCCATCTTTGCCCTGACTGAGCCTTACACTCAGCCGTCCGCACACTACCACGTCTTTGCCCTTCGACAGGAAAGGCTGTATGCCAGTGCTGTATGCCAGCACGTCATAGTAGGTGGTCACTTTCTTCTCTCCCTTTCCTTCGTTGCAGGCCACCTTGAACTTTACCTGCTGACGCTCGCCGAAGGTGACGAGTTCGGCATCTTTGACAAGATTGCCTCTAATAACTATTTGCTGCATAGTGTTATATGAATTAAAAAAAATGAATATCCAAAAGCGGTGAGCCCTGCCCTCACCGCAAACAAACCATTAACATAAACTAAATTCACAAAATGAAGTACTATGAAAAACACGACATGCCACCCACGGCAGGGGTGGGATGACTTTATTTCAATGCTATCTTGAAAGAACCCTTGCGGGCTGTGGTCTTCAGGTAA